CAACACCCTCGAACTTTCAAGAAAAGATGAAAGTCGAAAATGATGTACAACCGTCTAGCTCTAAAGCTATAATAAGCGGACTAGACCAACCAACCCCACAAGGTGTGGGTGCTGATGGAAGCCCTAATTTGGGTTCTCTGGTTCATCAGTATGATATATTACAGAGAACCCGAGCGCTTTTGCGCGGATTGGACCTTGTACTGGAACATCATAATGCTCCAGAGGCCATCCGTCGTGCAATGGATCTTTTCTTGCACGATTACCTGGGTGACTCACCCAGCGAGACGATATGGTTAAAGAGGTCTAAATACCTACTTTGCCGTCCTCTCGCTGAGTACCTCGGTAACGCTCTTCCCAGTGAACCAGACAAAGTCTATAGGTTTACTGGATCCTTGCGCAGGTGGGTGTCTAATCGATTGAACGCGTTCAATCGTAAGAATACTCACCTTTGGTATTCATGGCTCCAAACTAAGAGGTCGACTCTTCCAGCGTCATCTGAGCTTGTTTTAAAAGCTTATAATGATCATTGGGAGACTCTTAGTACCCCAGATACTGGCGACAATCAAACGATAAATGATATCTTCGATGATTATTGTTTTCGTGAGGTTCTCCATGAAGTCAGATCTGCAGTAGCAGCCTCGTATAAAAGCGAGGCTGATTGCGATCATTTCCCTAGTAGTTCAGCTTGTTTTGAAGCGACCAGGGGAGATGGGGGTCAGTATGGCGTTCTTAGACCATATTGTGGAGTGGGTGATAGTTCTCCGTTATTTAGAGAGCTTTCCCACATGTCTTTTCATACTATCCTTTACACAAGTGAAGGTGTTATGAAAAACCGTGTCGTTGAATACCATACCTTTGAAGGTAGCGAGTGTTGGTTGAACAGTTGGAGGACTTATCAAAAAAAGCCTCTTCCTGATCATTGTGACGCTACCATTCAGGGGGTTCTCGAGCCAATGAAGATTCGCGTGATTTCAAAAGGTAATGCTAAACCGTATTACTTTGCGAAGCCACTCCAGCGAATTATTCACTCGAGAATGAGAGAAATGTCCCCCTTTCGTCTCATTGGCCGTCCGTTTTGTCCTACAGATCTTGTAGACATTAGCCAAACTGCTCAGGCAGATTGGGAGTGGTTTTCTATAGACTACTCTCGGCTACGGATGGTCTCTCATGGAAGTACTCTTCCAGAATATTTAAGTATATAATACAAGATATTCCTAAGTACGACTATGAGAACGCGATGCGAGTTTTAGGTCCTCATTTGCTTTGGTATCCGTGTTACGGAACCTATGGGACCCCTCACGACCGCGGGATGCAGACGAATGGGCAATTAATGGGAAGCATTCTTAGCTTCCCGCTTCTGTGCCTCGCCAATTTGGGTGTGTATTTGTTAACAACCAAATGGCTCCAGGAGAGCTGGTCTTTCGAAGAAAGATTGAATTCAGTTCTCATTAATGGAGATGACATGCTCTATTGTGCTCCACCAGATCTTTGGCCACTCCATGAGGAGATAGGTAACAAAGTGGGGTTAAAGATGTCATTAGGCAAAGCTTATCACCATCCGGTGTACTCAAATGTTAATTCCGTCTCATGTCACTATAATTTGAAAGTGCGAGACGAGAGTACCCCATGGCAGATAAACTTCCTTAACACCGGTCTTTATTATGGACAACATAAAGTCCAAGACCGGGTTGAAGGTGCAGAAGCACAAGAACACAGCAGTACCGCCGATCTCTCTGCTGTTTCTTGTATTAATGTTCTGTTAGCCGGCTCTTTGCCCGGCAGACAGAAGGACTTATTGAAGAAGTACCTTATTCAACATAAAGACTCCATCCAAGAGCTCTCCCGTTTTCGGATTAATGGAAAGGATTTCGCAAGAAATCTCTTTCTACCGATTACGTGTGGGGGAATGGGTGTAGACGCTCCATATGGTTGGAAATTCTCTGTGTCTTCTCATCAAAAAATGTTATACAATAAACTCTTTCCAGAGTACTCTTGCAGTAGTCTTCCACTGCCTGGGTATCCAGTTGAATCTAAGGATATCATAATTGGTACTCCATGGAATAAGTTTAAAGTTGAGAAACCAGATGAATTGGATTTTATTAGTCTGTATGATAAAGACATAGATCCAAAGGTATATAGGTGTTCGAGGTACAAATTGCTTTTTCCCTTGATTCCCTATCATCCGAGTTCCTCGGTCAAGCTGATTGATCCTGGACAACCGGGTGCTTCAAAGAACAATTTCTCTTTCCCCTCTGTAGAGAAGGTACACGAGGATATGTTCGTGGAGAACTATTATGAAATAATCTCCACATGGGGTTTGAAGCTGTAGATGGCCCAAAACGGTGCCTAGGTCAGCTGTGGGTTGGATATCTGGATATTCCCAAGGTTTTCGAGACAAGCAGGTTCTACCTGTCACAAAATTCGATAGAAAACATCCTTTGGCCCCCTCAGTCATACCGAAAGCTTAATACTTCCGTGCTAAGTAGAGCCGATAGTTGGGGACGAGTAGACTCACTGACTAATACATGTAGATCTCACACTTCGGTGTCCGTCTCTGATATTAGCATGTCGAATCCTCCACGAGAGATGATGGTTACCGTTCTTCAATATGACGGGATTTCCTCATTCTCGAGTCGGTCTCTTAAATGCCGAGAGACTACACGGGTCAGCGACTTTCTCAAGTTCATTAAGTCGTTGCTTCAAATGTATAGTCCGCCCTGTTCAGGTGGATCCCATACATGAACAATAAACAAAATAAACGCTCGTCTAAGAATAATTCCCAAAGCCAAAAGAAGGCTAATCGGAATTCTCCAAAGACTAATAACTTACCCAAACTCGACTTAAAGCGAGACGGATGGCTTGCTACGCTTGCCAATCCGTGGTCGGTACATGGAGTCCGTATTCCGGACGACATTACCTACCCTTCGGCCACTTGCTCATTCCGTGATAAATTTACAATCACGCCGGTTGCAAGTAGCTCTGATGCTACCAAATTTGGAGTAGCAATTCAGTGGATTCCCACGATATTTCAGGGAGTCACGAAGTATACGGGCTATAACTCGACTACTGGGGTCTATTCGACTCCTGTCACCACCAATACTAACGGATATACACAATTTAGTACACTCTCAAGAGCGTACCGTATTGTGTCCGCTGGCTTCGCGGTGACGAGTACGACAGCGATGGCTGCAAATCAGGGCAGATACCTTTGTGCATCTTACCCGGGAAATGATCATATTGGTCCGCCTTTTACGGCTACCATTAATGATGCATCTCTCCTTGTTGCTGAAAATTCATCGGACTCTCCTTTGAATCAACAGTCGATTTGTAGCATTCACTGGTCGCCCTCAGATGCCACCAACTATCAGTACCACTCCACCGGTTCTTCAGCTTATGATGCTGGAGGTCCGGATACAAAGGATTTTTATAATCCCGGAGCACTGTTGTGGGCGGTCAATGGTGTTGATGCTAAGGCTTCCTTTGAGGTTACCACTATCATCAACATAGAGTATCAACCTACTTCCAATTACATTGGATTTGTAATGTCGATGCCTTCGTTTTACAGTGTGGCTGCTATGCAGCGCGCATTGAATTCGCCATTGATAGCAAGAACTTTTGGTTCTGCTTCACCTGAGGACGTCATGACTACCTCTGCAAGTGACAACTTCGGTCTTTCTAACGTTGCAGGTCAACTCTTAACCAATTTTGGTTCAGGGGTGAGTTCAGTACTCGCTCCCTATTCCTATTCTTTTGGCAGAGCTCTGACCTACGGCGGTTTGAACTATATGTCAAACCGTTTGAGCCTTAGTCGTCAACTACAGGGTATAAGTTATTAGGGATACTCCCCACCAGTACATGTGACTGGTGGGGGGTCCGGTTCTGCCTCACCTCCCAAACCCAAACCCATTCAAGCCCCAGAACGGTTCAATCATTACTTCGTTCCTTCTATGAAGGTACTTCCTAATGATCCCGAAGATGAGGATGAGGATGCGGATGACATACTTCCACACAACTTCAATCCGAAAGAATTCCATGGAATGTTCGGATTGGGTGGATATGTCTAGGAGGTGGTGCCTGGCAATTAAAGGGTTGGCCGTTGTGTGTAGTTGGTACGTAGGAGCGCTGAGTGGCTCCGGTCGACGACATAACGTCAGAGTGAG